CTTTGATAAAGGTTCTGCGGCACACCCTGCCAAAGGCATTAACAGAGTCGGCTACATGGAAGTGAATTTAAATTTTGCTACCATAACTGCGGACAGAGCTACAGCAGGTGCTACGGCACTGGCGGCTGGAGACTCTCTCGGAGTACTTAGTATACCAGCGAACACTTTAGTGTTGGCGGTAGGTGCAACTACTACAACTGCAGAAGGTGCAGCATCAACATTTGACATCGGTTTAACTGGTGGTGATGTTGATTTGTTTGTTGATGGGGGTGATGCTAACTCAGCAGGAACCACTTCATCAAACGGTGCAGGGTTAGATGGCGATAACCAAAGCCATTACTTTGCAGCTGCAGACACTATTGATATGCTTATTGGTGTATCTGGTGCTGTAACTGATAGTGCTGTAATTAAAGTGTGGGCAGTTGTTGTTGACTGTTCATAACAAAACATAGCAACGGTCGGGGGGTTCGCCCCCCGACTATAACATAGGAGATACAAATGGCAGGAAGATGGTTAAGAAATATAGTTGATGGGACTATCTATGGATGGAATGAAATCCTTGCAGAGAATCCTAAAACTGAAGAAGTTACTGAGGAACAAGCGTTTCCAGAAAAATTTATGACTAAAGAACAAAAAAGTCGTAAACCAAAAGTTAAATTAGAAACAAAAAACATCCCAGTTAAAAAAACATCTAAGGTAGAATTAGAAGAGGAAGTTACTAAAAGTATAAAGAAAACTAGCAAAGGTAAAAAATGATTTTAAATGATGTAGTTACTGAAGTTAGACGAATGTTACAGGATGAAAATTCTCCTCAAAGATATTCTGATACGGTTCTTTTAGGGTTTGCAAACCAATCTTTAAGACGTATTGCAGTGCTTAGACCTGACTTGTTTGCTAAAGTAACAACAATGACTTGTACAACGAACGAAGCTATACAGTCAGCACCTACCGACTCATTGCGTATTATGGAAGTTTTTTCGGTAAGCGGTGGTAACGGATGTATAGAAACTAATAGAGAATCTTTAGACCAAGCATACCCCCAATGGATGAATGATACTGCATCAGCAGCAGTAAACTGGATGAGACATACAAGAAACGCAAACAAATTTTTTATATACCCTAAAGCTCCGTCTGGTCAAGTATTAGATATTGAATACTCACAAAGCCCACCAACTTATGATGGGACTACAACAGTTGATTTATTATCGGATGCATATTTTCCAGTAGTAGTTGATGCTACTATATTTTTAGCTGAGTCAGTAGATAACGAGCATGTTAATTCAAAAAGAGCTGAAATATTTTATAATTCTTTCACTAAGTCTCTTGCTGTTAATGCACAAAGTAAAGTAGCAACAGACACAGAAGAAGGTGGTATGATAACAGTTAATACAACAAAAACTAGTATTACAGAGGACTTAACATAATGGCTGGAATTAGAACATTTGTTGATATTTCAAATAGATTATCTCCTAGCGTGCCTGGGTGTCCTACGCCAATCATAGAGCAGTACGTTCGTGATGCAGCGATTGAAACGTGTGAACGAACTCTTGCGTGGAGGTATGAACAACCAAGAATACGTTTAGTTACAGGAGTTCATGACTATGCATATGAATGTCCAACTCAATCCGAGGTTCATGCTTTTATTACAGCTACTGTAAATGATGAAATGCTTACGCCCGTTACTTTAGATAAGATGTACCATCTATATCCTAAATGGCCAAATCAACCTACTACATCAAGAGCTAAACCTAAGTATATAACACACTTAGATGCAGACCATTTTTCTGTAGCACCTGTACCAGATAGTACTGAGAGCTATGATGTCAGGATGATTGTGTGTTTAAAGCCACTAAGAACGTCAACAGAGATGGATAAAACAGTTTTGGATGAATTAGAAAATGTTATCATGCATGGAGCACTTCAACATTTATTAGTGCTACCAGATAGAAGTTGGAGTGATAGAGAATTAGCTTCGTATCATGCAAAGCAGTTTATATTTAAATTGCAAGAACGTAGAGCTAGAGCTAACTTAGGTGCGGGAAGAGCATCTATGAGAGTTCAAGGTCAACCATTTGGGTAATAGATATGGCAGATGTAATTAGATTAGTAAAAGGAGATGAGTTACCACTCATTCAAATAACATTAAATGACGACGTAGCTAATACTGCATTAGACTTATCAGCGTCTACTACTTCAGTATCTGTAAAGTTTAGAGCTACAGGCACTACAACAGTTTTATCAACTATTAGTTGTGCTAAAACTAATACAGGGTCAGACGGTAAGATACAGTTTAATTTTTCTAGTGGTGTCTTAGATGTTGATGAAGGCTCATATGAAGGTGAGATAGTAGTTAGTTTTGATGGCAGTCTTCACACTGTCTATGATTTATTAAAATTTAGAGTAAGAAGTAATTTCTAATGGCTAACATCAGACTTGTATCTGCTATTGCCGCAACGGCTATATCTTTTAGCGTTAGTGTTAATAGTGTTAGTTCTGTAGTTAGTGATAGCAATAAGATATCGGCTACAGTAAATACGTCTCAGTTAGGTATAAAAGCATTTGAATTAATACCTACTCGCAGGCATGTAGATTCAATAACAGTAAGTGATACTCAGGTTTTTGAAGTAGGTATAATAGCAGGGGATTCTGTTACAACTTCTGATAGTGACCCAATATTTGTTGCTCAACTAGCTAAGTCTGATTCAGTATCAGCAACTGATACACCAAATAAAATAATAAATTCTACAGTTGATTTTGATTTAAGTGATGATGATATAGACCCAGACCCTATAAATGTGTCTGAATCTGATGCTAAAACATTTACTACAAGTAAGACAGATTCTGCATCAGCCTCTGATTTACCGTCATTACAACCAGATATACCTCAAAGCGATAGTGTAACGCCGTCTGAATCGGTCAACACAAAAGCCATAGGTACTAATCCTAGCGATTCAGCATCTGTATCCGAGGCAGATGTTAAGAGTGCTAGTATAGTTAAAACGGATTCTGCGTCTGCTTCTGAGTCTGACGCTAAAACAATTACCCCACAAGGGAAAACAGATTCTATATCAACATCTGATGCACAAGTTTTACAGCCAAGTATAGTTAAGGCTGATAGTTCTACACCATCAGATGCTGTAAATTCAATAACTGTAAGCATAGCACCTAGTGATAGTGCTAGTGCTTCTGAAAGTATAAATACAACACTTACATTAGGAACTCTTACAACTATGTACCCAGAGCTTGTTAATGTTTCTGACGGTACAGTTGGTTTTATATTTACTAGAAATGAGTCGACTACAGGTGTCATTGGTGGCCCAGGATTTGTAGGTCAACTTGTAATGAATGATGATAGAATAACTGAGGGTGATTCATCGAACGCTGGACTTGTTATTAATTACATATATACTGAAGTTGATGACAGTTCGTTGGGTGGACACATGTGTAACGCTACTCCGCTATCAGCTGGAGCTAAGACTTAAAGGAGATGGATAAATGATTAACGATTTAATTAAAGTAAAAGGTGAATTAAAACTTACCCTTACTAGTCCACAAGGAAATGTAAAACATGAGGTTATCGTACCTAATTTAGTTGTAACAGCAGGTAAAAATTTTATTGCTGATCGACTAAAAAACAACACTACTGTTATGTCTCACATGGCAATAGGAACTGGAAGCACTGCGGCTGCAGCTGGCAATACTGCATTAGGCAGTGAAGCTGGACGTGTAGCTCTAACATCTAGTACTGTATCAACTAACTCTGTAGCGTATGTAGCATCATTTGGTGCTGGCACAGGCACAGGTGCAATTACAGAAGCTGGACTTTTAAATGCTAGTTCAAGCGGTACCCTCTTATGTAGAACTGTATTCTCTGTTATAAACAAAGGTGCAAGCGATACATTAGGTATTACATGGACTGTAACTATAAGTTAAGAGGAGATATAAATGCCAGTAAAATTTGCGAATAACGCAGTATCTACACTAGCTTCAGGTATAAATGACTCTGTTACTAGTATAACTGTAGCATCTGGGGACGGAGCTTTATTCCCATCTTTAACAGGCAGTGAGTATTTTTTTGTAACTCTTATAGACGCATCAAATAATTTAGAGATTGCTAAATGTACTGCACGGTCATCTGATGTATTAACTGTTACTCGTGCACAAGAAAGCACTTCAGCTAGAGCATTTGCTGTTGGTGATAGAATAGAACTTAGAATTACTGCACAATCTTTATTAGATGTTTCAACTCAAATATCTGCACTAGGGTCAGACCTAGGATTAAACTCAAATGATATTACAGGTACAGGTAATATTAATATTACAGGTACTATTCAATCTTCAGGAAATATTACAGCACCCTCTTTTGGGGGAGCTTTAGATTTAAACGGAGCAGAATTGATACTCGATGCTGATGCAGACACTTCAATTACGGCAGATACCGATGACCAAATAGATTTTAAAACAGGTGGCACAGATAGAATGTCTATCACTACAACCGATATAACAACTGCTAGTGGAGTGAATGTAAAAATGCATGGCTCTGGCTCATCAGGTACACAAGCAGGTTTATGGATAAGAGGTGTTCCTAGAGTAACCAACGATACAAGCACATTTGAGCATACTTACATAAACTCAGATAATGCTCTTATATTCACTAAAGGCAGTAGTGCTACAACATCAAGCAATACAGAAAGAATGAGAATTAATAGTTCAGGTGAAATATTATTTAATAAAAATACTAATAACTTTGGAACGGCTGGTATAACATTTAATGATACAGGCTCAAAAGTAGGTGTTGTAGAATTGATTGCAGATGGTCAAGAGCCATTAGCAATAAACAGATTATCAAGTGATGGTCTTGT